TCGGTGAGCCAGATGTTATCCTGTCCGCAACGGCACTCAAGCGAGAGAAACCCTCGATAGCTGTAGTTCTTCAAAGTGAGCGAAAGTTTCTCGTAAATGTCGCGCATTTTGGCGGGCAATTCATCCCACTTCTTGACCGCCGCCACGTAGCACTTGTCTTTCTCTTCATGTCCCAGGATGCTGACATTCGGGCATTCACCGTCAATCGAGAACGTATCGAGGCAAAGGTCAACGGTATCCGGCAGATCATCCTCAACAATGAATTCACGGTACTCCGCCACCGGCCCGAGCTTTGCCTCCAACTGGTCAAGGCGATTTTTGACCAGCGCGTAGCCCTCCGAGCGAAAGGTCTCCGTATCCTTGCGCGTCAGGTTGATCTTGACCCACAGCTTGTCAGAGCCGCGACTTTTGATGTATTCCCGAAGTTGCTTGATGCCCTTGACGACCTTGTAAGGCCCCTGCGCTATGCCAAGTTCGTCAAACAGCTTCTTGGCATCACTTCTGAAATTCTCCAGTTCATCTCCATAACGCGCTCCGAAAACCCGCCTGCCGTTCCAGATGAGATAAGTCTGCAAAGGTCCATCGAACATATCGGGGAACACGAAGAGGTCTACGGTGTCAACGATTTCCCAGATGTCCTGCACGCGCTCGAAATTGGGAAAGCCTTCCCCGATTTCCACTTGGTAGGACGAGGGAAAGGCCGTGACCCACGGCGCGCTATAGTAGACCTTTCCGAAGGAATGGCTCAGGGTTTCCGCCAGTTCCGCGAACAGGCCGCCATCACAAACGCAGCACGTTTTGGAGGAGAAATCCGTCATAGCGATTCAATCTTTTTTCCGTAGGATTCCCAATCGACTTTCAGGATGTCGGCCACGTATTTCTCTATAGCCTCTGCGGCCATATGTTGAGCGTGGTAAGGCGCTTTCGGGTTGGCTCCCGGCTCTCCGTCGCCTTCAAACTTGATGTCGAATTCAACGACTTCTTTCTGTGTGACTCCAGAGAATTTACATAGCAACGCTTCAATTAGCTCGTGAATAAGTAAACAAGCTTCCATTTTAGGGTCGCCAAGTTCGCTTGCTAAAACTAACAGAGTTTTTGACCCGAACGCCCAATCACCAACCGTATCGTAATCCCGAAATGCGTGCGGTCTTGTTTTCAAAATTGCGATACTTTCCCCAATCCGAGTCTCACCAGAAATCTCAGAGTGTCCCCATCGTTCATCAACCGCTTTGTGGCAGTCAAAGCATAGCGTCACTCCGTTCATTCTTAATAATGATAAATCCCTACAATCAGAAATTGGAATTAGATGATGGACTTGTAAATGTTCGGATGTGCCACACATTCTGCACTTGTTACCGTCCCTTTCTAAAACAGACTTGCGCCACTTTTGGTATTTCTTTGCGGTTCTGAATGCCCTAATCGAAGGGGTCTTTCCACCTTTCCAGTTTCCATTTTTATCACCCTTACTATTTTTGGGGAGATTCGCTATCGACAGTTTCTTGTATTTTTCTGGATTGGCCTTTCTGTCTTTTGCTAAAGCATCTCGCATTGGTTGGGTGTGCTCTTTGGGTCGCGTGTAACCATGTCGCCAAACAATGTTTTTTCTAGCCTCTCTCGCGGCAGCTAATCGCTTTTCCTCCCATTCGGGAGTATGCGGCATTTTCTTTCCCTTATTCCACACAACCCTTTTCACTTTTCACCTTTTCGTAATCGAAAATCTTCCGCTGCGCGATTTCTTGCCGCCTTCATGGGTGAGTCTTGAACCCGCAATCTCCAACAGAAAGTCCTTATAACTGTAGTCGTGCTCAGAGTCGTTGATTATCCCTTCGATGATGTCTTTCAGAGCAAACGGCGCCGGGGCAAGTTCTTCTCCAGCAAAGAAAGCCTGCCTTCCGGTTTTCTCTAAGGTTCCTTCTTTGGGTGTCGTGATTGGTCCTCCGGTCGAACCGCGGTTAATCATTAGTCTGGGAGCAATACTGACCAAAGGTGCGGCCTTGAAGGCTATGAAGTCCACTGTTCCCTTGAGTCCTCCGTCTCTTTTAACGCTATTGATCCACGTAATCGCGTCTCTGGGCGCACCGGAAAAATACATATTGGATTCGATGTCTTTACCCTGCTTATCTGTACCCCAGTGAACCATCGTTGGATTTTTGGAAAGCTGCCCAGAAACCAGCAAACTTGTGGCCGCAGTTAAGGTCGCGCCAGTTACAAACGACCTAAACCAGAACATGCGCGCCGCGTTGCTTCCCGCGTTGCCTCGAATCCCTCCCTCTGTGGCATATTTGAGATTGGCTAAGTTGCTGAAAGTCCAGTCAGGTGCCAGTATGAAAGCACGCGCTATTTCCTGCCAGTTTTGGCTTACGCCCATCATTTCCCAATTCAATCCGCCATATACCGCGTTCACTTCCTTAGCAATGCCGCGCATGGCTGTACCGTGTTCCGCATCCGTCGCGTCAGGATGCTTGGCGAGCCAAGCGGCCTCCTTTAGCGAGAAATCCATTACCTTAAACTTTCTCTGAATGACTCCGAACGTAGCGTGGGTAATGGCTTTCGCGGCTTTATCGATTTGTTTGATTCCGGGTTTATCGCTCCACTTAGGAAGAATCGACTCACTGCCGGTCAATCCCTCGGCTACGTGCGAGCGTCCAGTCTTTACCGTTTCAAGACCCCACAGCGCGGCCTGCCGTTCTCTCTCTTCAAACTCTGGCGAGTTATTATCTGAGTTAAGGGTCTTAACAAATTCCGCTGAACTCCACTTCATGTTGCTGGCAGCCATAAGGGTCAGGGCTTTCGGATGGAAAATCGAAAATGAAAACCATGCCGATTTCAGATAACTCTGGAAATTTCTAACGCTCTTAAAGAAGGCATTGTTCGACAGGACGTTTTGCTCCAAGATCGGTTTCATCGCGTCGGCAACGACCGGAGGTACCATAAAGCCTTGCTGGAATTGCTTCGTCTCTCCGGTTCTGGCATCCTTGGTCACGATGGTCTTATGGGTTCCCGGTAGTTCCCGCCAGTCGGACGGAACGCTATCTCGGCTCCCGGCTTTCCCCAACTCGCTGTTTTTCAGTTCGGTTTTGAAAAGGCTGGTCGCTATCGCTGTGGCGTGGCGATCTCCGTAGACGGAGAGTTCATCTAAGGCGTTAAACGTGCGAGCCTGAAATTCACCGCTTTTCAGTGGTTCGAGAGTCCTCAGATACTCGCGCCGGATGGCGTGTGGTGTCCTTGGCGTGAAGCGTGGGCGCCCTTCCCGGCGAGCATCTTCCTCTTCGTCCATCGCCTTTTTAAACAGGCGCGGGCTGTATCGCTCCGGGTCGATGCTGCTCTCCAATGTTCCGACCTGCCGGCCAAGCCCCAGCGCGTTCGTGAAGTAGGCGGTCATCTGCTCGTCGGCCTGTAAAAGCGCAGGGGAAGGCGTCAAGGCCCTTTCCATTGAAGGGATGTACGCTTTCAACTTCTCATTCTTCCCGGCGCGGATTTCCTCGATGGCGGCGCGGAGTTCGTCGGGGGCCCCCTTATAGTCTCGTAAAAAGGTCAAGGCTTCCTGGTCGAGGAAGTCAGGAATCAGCTTCTCCAACTTACCCCGCAGTTGCTCGGCTTGCGCCCGCAGCATGTTTCGCGGCCCTACGAACAGGTCTCGCAGTACGGAATTGCCGTACTTCGCGCTTTTATCCCCGGCCTTGATGTCGTTCAGTTCGGTGCGTCGGCCTGCGAGGAATTGAGCGAGTTCAGGCGACCATGCCGCCACATCGGGGTCGCCTTCGGCCATAGTCCGATTCTGGACGCGCTCGCGGGCTTCGGCGTAATCGTCGGAATGGAATTCGGCACCGTGATCTCCGGTTATCTCGGCCCACTTCTCGTAGACTTCAGGTTCGTTTTTCTTGACCCAGGACTTCGCGCGTTCACGGGAAAGGAACTGGTCGTCAGGCGTAACGAATCCACGGCCAGACTTTGTTCTTGATTCCGGTACTTCCTCGCCCTGCTCCTTTTTCAACTGCACCGCACGGTCTATCACGTCTTGCCCATGCCCCGCCGATTGCTTCAACACTTTATCGGCCAGGGAAGGATCGGCTTCCAACTGGTCCATCGTTACCGGCTTCTCGCCAAACATCATCTCGGCAACGTCGTCATGGTTTTGCCCTTCCTCAGCCGCAACGTGTCCCTTGATACCAATCGCCCGGTCGGCTTGAATTGCCGGCCTCAATCCCGGCTCCATGTCTGGAAGGACGGGAGGCTGTGCTTGAAGTTTTGCCGCCGCGTCCTTGGGAAGCGTTCCGTCTTTGGCGTAGGCGTCCAGCAATCCTTGACGGGCTTTCTCCGGTGTCATCTCACCGCTTGGAAGAATCAGGTGTAACGCTCCTACTAGTGCCGCGTTGACGCCAAAATCCGATGCGGTGGGAAGTTGCCTTTCCATCAGCTTGGAAAGCAGCGTAATGGCCGCAACCTGCTGAGCCTTCTTGGCCATCGTTGCCACGGCTCCCTTACCAAGCGCGGGAAGAGTTCCACCGCCCGCGATTTCCATGCTCCCCCCGGTGATCGCTCCCTTCTCTCCCTCTACGGCCATCTCAATGAATCTCTGGATGTAATCGCCAAAGCTCTTTACGTCTCCTTTCTGGATTCCATCGGCGAGTACCTTACGAATCATTGCCGGCACCGCGAAAGTTCCCATCGCACCTCCGGCGAGAGTACCTTCTGGGCCTACCGCCGTCCCCGCCGCGCCACCAACGACAGCGCCCCCAACATTAAAAGGCAGATCTGAAATCATCGTGCTCAAGCCAGAAACGAACTTATCAAGTATGTCAGGGTCTTGCAGAGATTCGGGGAGTTTGTGCCTTGCCATCAATCCAAAAATCGAACTTTCCGCGCCTATCTTGATGTCGCTGGCAATATTCGACACGGTCCCAGCCCCGCGTTCTTTCATCTGTTTTTCAATTTCATCGCTCTGGTCATAGGCGTGCGCGAGGGGCACATTGAGAGTTTGGGAGTAAATTAATCCTTTCGTGAGTTTGTCCGGGTCGGGAGTGACGGAGGGTGATGGAGCTGGCCCGTAATCCTCCCACGGGCCATGCTGCGGTTCTTGCGGAGGCCGCTCGTAATCCTCCCACGGGCCGTGTTCATCGCCATTGGCCATAACGCTTTCATTCTACTCCCAAAAAAGGGATTGACAATGCTTACTTTTGGTCTAGACTGATGGTATGGGAGGTAAAAAGTCCAATGATAACCATGAGTATTTCAACGCTTAACATGATTTGTTTAGGCTGTTCCTTTGTGGGTATGTTTGTGGGAGCACTTGCCGCATGGTCTGGAATGAAAAATGCCTTGAAAAAGATGGGGATCAGGTAGGTCAACCTTATGGGGAAAATAATAACGAAAGTAACCGTGTGGATTTGCGAGAGGTGCAGCCACCAATGGCAAAGCCGGGGCAACGTCAAGCCGCTGTGCTGCGCGAAGTGTAAATCGCCGTACTGGGACATTCCCAAGAAGCGGAGCCTAACGTGAAGATTGAACGAATCCTGCATCAAAAAACCGTGTTAGGCGTACCACCTGACAAAGAGCGCCCCCATTTGATTGATGCTGGATTTAACTATACCTATGACATCGAAATGCTATTGCTTCTCCCAACTCTTAGGATCATGGCGGTCACCACCCTTATATTTCCACTTGCTTCCCTGCCAAATTTTCACGTCCCCTACTTTTAGTTCTGCGGGTTGCTGTGGATTCGTCGCGGCAGCAGTAGGGTGTCCCCACCGGGCAAGGAGAGTCCACCATCTATCCACGGGTTGCGCGGGTGTTCCCGGCTTCCATGAAAAGGCGTCGGTGATGGCCTGCTGAACACTTTTCTCTTTCGCTTCCGTCAGCATCGAATTGGCGAGGTCGATAGCCTTCTGGCCTTTTATTTCCGGGTGCTGTTGCACCATCTCTGTGAAGGTCAATCCCAATTCGGCCATGTCCCGGTTGGTTTCGTCTGTCGGAGTCGAGAACAAAGAAGAATGTTGAATCATTCCCAGGCCCATCTTTGCGCCGGGGTCTTTTCCAGCAATCGCGGACATTTCCATAGCTTGGCGAACCTGCGTTGGTGTAATGTCTCCCGACATGAGCAGCGGCGCAATGTCCTTTTGAAAATCTACGGCCTTGCCAGAGGCAGCGATTTGCATCAGCCGGGAGAAAGATTGCTTTCCTTTTTCTTCCTGTTCCCATCGCGCCTCTTGCCGCTCCGCCCGTTCTTCTCCCCGCTCACCTCTGACCTCTTCCCGTTCGATACGTGTATTTGCCTGCACCATCCTCTCAAGCGCCGCCGCCGTGCGCTGACTTATCTGATGGGTATCTCGCAGGCCCCATATTTGAGAAAGGGAAATCTTTTTCTCATCGACCATAGGCGCGTATTTCTCTGCATCCTTCTGGTCCTTTTCGTTCTGAATGTCCTTCCGGTCGGCGTCGTCGGCGCGTAGGTGGGCGCGAAGTTGGTCCCCTCCTAACGTGGCGCTGATATGGTTGGGGTCGGATTCAGGAAGTGCCTCTCTCCGGTCAATCTCTTTCAATGCACCATCCAAGTCGAACGAACCATCGGAGCGGCTGTACATCTTGCGAAAGTTGGGGAGTTCCCTGTCTACAAACTGTTTCTCTCCAACCTTTTGCATGAAGTCGGTATTGACCCGGAACGCGCTTTCCAGTTTCTCCTTGTAGGCCGCCTTCTCATGGGGCGCGAGATCAGGATAGTGCTCTGGATGTTGAACAATGTCATCCAGTCCAGCTTTGTTGTCGGCGGGATTGGGGCTTGAGGCAGCCCTGTCAAGAATAGTCGTCTGTGTCCCTTTACGGAAAGCATCTTTGGCAATTTGCGCTTGCCAATCCGGCATAAGTTTTGCCGTCACCGCATCGTCCACGGCATTGTTATATTTGGAGGACGCAGCGGCGGCGGTCGCTGGGTCTACAACCGCACTCCAAAGTCCTTTCGCCAGATTCCCCAGCGACACCTGATTCTCTTTACCCATCAGATCAATTTGCCTGACCTGGGCCTGGTGCTCCATGTGGGGGATATATCCCTGTGAGATCAATTCAATTTCGTGCGAAGCGGGGGATTCACCCCATGTCTGCACAATACCGGCTATCTTGCTGTTCCAGCTTTTTAGTATTCCATCCACATCGCGCGAGTTGGTAGCCTTAGAGAGTTCGTCCTGCATCCCCATATAAGCGGCATTGAATTGGTTGTCGGCAGCCAACTTATCGTTGTGCTTCTGGGCTTCTCGAATATGATATTCGATTTGCAAACCGGCAGAGGCCATTCCTTGAGCCTCTTCGTTCAGGCGGACAACCGACTCCCCCGCGCGGCGGACTTCTCTTACATCCTCGAAGGGCTTTTCTACAGGTTGGTCGATGGGAAGTGAAATTTGGGCCATAAAGCTCTTTAGGGAGTGAAAGCTCCCGTCGCCTGACCGTATTGTGTCATGGTCTTACTCATCCCGGTCAAGAAATCTCCAATGCCCGACTCGGTTCCACTCCATGCCGCGAGGCGGCCATAGTATTGTTCTAGGGTAGATTCTTTGGTTCCCGCTTCTTCTATCTGTTCGCCTTCCTCGCCGCCCCTTCCCCCAGTCGCGGCCATCATCAACAATGGAGAGCCCGACGCAATATCGACTCCCGAACTGGCATAGGCAGAGGCTTGTTTGCCCGCCAGCGCGGAATACTTCTGCTGGCTGGCAACCATTTTATCCGACATGTTCTGAAGTGCAATTTGGGCGTTGTAATCGTCAGCCGCCTTTTCCGACTGTCCCTGCTTGTAGGCACTTATGCCGCCAAACACGGAAGACAGAATTCCAATGCCGGCAAACCCTTCTGCGCCCGTTTGGGGTGTCATAGGAAAATCCTCGAAAACATCTTACACCGCTCGCCTGACGGCCCGAAATATCTTAGGCTTCCCTCATACTCGAAACCTAGGTGCGCGAAAAGGGTTTCGGCCAGCGCCACGGAACATACCGCTTGTACCCTCCGAAAATGGCAACGGGCCGCGACTTCCGGCAGCATCCTTTTGAGCGTTTGGAAGCACGTTTTCAGGTGCTTCTTAAAAAACGGAGTCGGAAGAATCCACGCCTCGCCCCGGCTCCATTGGAGGTTGACGATCCCCCCCGCGAATACCGGCTCGCCATCGGAGAGCAAACAGTAGGCTGCGCTTCCTGCGGAGAAATACGCTTTGGCCATCGTTTCCCGCGACACCGAATCAATGGGGCAGACTGCAAGCAACTTCGTCAGGTGTTCGGCTTCCATCTCCACGATCTCCAGGGTCATGAAAAATTCTCTTTTTCGTGATAGAATGCGGTTGGTAGCAACGATTCATTGGAGGTGGACCGATGCCCAAATGCCGCGTGAAAAGACACGCAGTAACCCAACCGCTTGATACATCTTATCGCTTGATTCCCCTGACACAAGGACAAAACGCTATCGTGGATGCCGATGACTACGAATGGCTTAATCAGTGGAATTGGCACGCATGGTTGAATTCTTTTACAAAAAGCTATTATGCCGTTCGTAAATTCTCTAAGGAAAGAAAAACTCTTTATATGGCGAACGTAATCCTTAGCTGCGAATTTGGCGAAGAAGGAGACCACAAGAATCACGACACCCTTGACAACCGCCGTCAAAATTTGCGTAAGTGCTCGCATCACCAGAATACTTTTAATCGCAGAAGGCCGAAATCCAATACCTCTGGATTTAAGGGAGTAAGGAGAGACTATTCTAGTTGGCAAGCCTACATCACCATAAGCGGTAAATTTATTCATCTTGGATGTTTTGACTCGACTCTCGATGCGGCGAGAGCCTATGACGAAGCAGCTAAGAAGTTTCATGGAGAGTTCGCACATCTAAATTTTCCTAATCTGGCTGATAAGAAAGCCTCATCACTAATGACCGCAAGGTAAAGGGTAGGGGATCATTTTGCGTGACGAGGAATGCTGAATGGTCATCCCAGTCCGCATCGATGTCGCGGGTCACTTCACACGTATTCATCTGCGGCGGGTTGGGCGCGTCCGGGCCATACTCGATGTCGTACATATTCTCGATGTTTGTGCCGTACTGCCCGCCCATTGACTGATAGAGCGAGAGTGTCACCCGGTCAAGTTTTTGCTTCATGCCGCGTGTGGTGGCGGCGGTTGTGGCGATAACCGGATTACTCGGTTGAATGGTCAACTGATAAGGAATCCCGATCGTGATGAGGTTGCAGTAATACGCGAAGCTCACGGTATCGGCGGTCACGGCCGTTGGCGCAAGGATCAACGCCTCGTCGCCCACGGCGGTAACAGTCTGTCCAAGCAGGTAGCTCATGCCGGTCACTTGGTTCGTAACCTGCATGACGGTTCCGCCGCTTACATAGGCCGACCAGGTTGATGTGTCCATTCCCGTCAGTTCAAAGGTGTTCCCTGAGACGCCCGTGACCGTGTATGCCTGAGTTTTGTCCTGATTGATGGTCTGGCCGGAAGGCGAAACCATCCCGGTCACGCCCGAAATCTGCACGCTCTGGCCATTCTGGAAAGTGTGCCCCGGAGCCGTCACCACGCAAAGATTATGGTTGCTGATTCCCGTGATGGTGAATGGTCCTATCCCCTGCCATTGCTGCCCACAGTGGACAAAGAAGGCGTTCGAGAGTTGCCCGAAAAGTTCTTGCGGCATGAAATACTCGAAATATCTTTGCGTCACGCCGTTGATGGTACGGTTGACCACCACGGCAACTTGGTCCTCAGCGTTCTGTGACGTGATGACCGCGACCGACTCAATGAGCCCGCCCTCGGGGAGCATGTTGACCCTAAACCACGCGAACACCTGGTCCTGCTTGTTGAACACCAAACCGATAAGCTGACCGTCCGCGCGGACTCCCCACCAGATGGGATAAGGCTCCGTCTGAAAAGCGGTTTGGATGATTCCCGATTCGGCGATAGAAGGCCCCAAGGTGATGTTTCGGTTCAACCGGGTCAAGTCGAAATTGTTCCATTGGTTCGTTACGAAGTCAAAAACCAGCATGACCACGATCCGCGAGGAGCGACTGACAAAGAGGGCGTAATCGCCTATCAGTTGCGGTTGGAGGGCACTCACCCCCCAGGTGGTTTGCTTCGAGGCATTCACGTTCGACTGGCTGACCGATGCGCCAGTTCCCGCGGCGATTATCCAGATGCCGCCGGCAGTTCCCACAATGAGGGCGTTGGGAGAACCGATCATGTTGAGGATCTGGTCGAGTTTGTTGGACACCAGCGTAAACTGGAAAGCGAAATCGTCCTCGTTCGGGTCGCAGATGAAGTCGGGATAATCGTCCTGCACGCTGCCGTTGATTTGCACGGGTTTGTTTTCGCTGCCGCCCACAACCAAGCGCTCCTGGTAGAACGTGCCGCAGGCGGGGAAGTCGCCGGGGTTGACGAACAAGGGATTAACCGCAACCGCGAAGCCGCCGCCCTCGTAGGCGCCGTAAGCGTAGCTGTTCGGGCTCACCCCGGTATCGGGGTCGGTGAGGGTGTAACTGTAATTGCCGTTCGAGTCCGGCCCGCTCATGCTGGTGACAATGAATTCCCCCTCGTTCAACTCCACGGTTCCGGTACAAAGATTGATGTAAATGCGCTGCCCGTTCTGGAAGGGAACCACGGTTGGGGTTGGCGGCACAACCGTAATCACGCAAGGGCCGGTGCTGCCCGTGCTGCCACTCGGAGTGACCGCGACGATGCAGCAACCAAGGGCAGAGTATCCCGTCGATACCACGCCAAGCGTTCCACGGTAGGCAAGTCCACCGGAAGTCCCAGGAGGATTTAAGGTGTACGTCCAAGAATTTGCGCTCAGGCGCTCGACGCAAGCCGGGGGATAATTGGGATGGAAAATCCACAGCACGTCCGCACTTTGCGTGCTGCAATCGAGAGCAAACAAGTCCGCCTCTGCGTAGGGCGTGCTGAGTTCTATGGGCGAGAGCGTAACGGTACTTGCTCCCCAATCAGGAGAATTATAGGCGTAACTCCAATACACCCTGCCGTGGACAGTGAAATGCGAAGCCAGTAAAGGATAAATGTCGTACTGGTTTGCAATAAGGCAGTTGTAGGGCGCATTGACGGTGAGCATCGTAGAAACACCCTGAAAGGCAGTCCCCGTAATGGAGGGAGTAGCGTAATAAACCGAATCGGGAGTTACCGTCCATGCCGCCAAATTGACGTAGTTGCTCACCAGTGCGTTGAGGAAACCGAGGGCGCGAATTGCCGCTTGAATCAGGCTGGCTGCATTATTCGCGGCGGTCGTATTCGCCAGAGCAATGTTGATGCCCTGATTGGGTGTGCTTCCTGTGACCGACACAGCGAGCGTGTCCGAGCCGTTCACCGAAACCGTGATTGGAACCGTGCTGGCGTTGTTCTGACCGTAAGGCGCGGCGATAGTAAAGCGCCCAGCGGTAAAGGTAAATTGCTGGAAAGTCCCCACCAGAACCGTGTTGCCATTCACATAGGAAGTGGCGGGATTGTAATCAAGAATGGATGCCGGGAACCCTTCGACCAATCCCCCGCCCTCCCAAATCCGAATGATGCCAGAGGAGAATTCGAGGAAGGCTCCCTGTGACGTAGAAAATTGGAAAGGCACCAAGCGGCTGTGGCCATTGCTCACCGTCATCATCTGGCCACTCCCGACAGTCTGAGAAGGATTGACAGTGTAAGTGCCCGTACCGCCCGTTCCAGAACCAAGCCCGGTTATCGTTGTCCCCGCCGCCACGCCCACGCCAACAATAGTCTGCCCTACTTGCAGAACGCCGTAATTGACAGCGGTAACGGTCAAAGTGTTGGTCGAAATCGACCCCGTGAACATGCACCCGCCAAGCGCGGTACCGCCGCCGAAATAAGTCCCCGGCATCTTTTTCGCGCCGCCCTCTACTAAAGGAAAAGCATTCTCCAGTTGTCGGCAGGCAGACTTGTACTTGGATATGTCCTCGCGCGAGGAGAGGAGTTCGCTGATCTCGCCAGCGTTGAAAGCGTTGACCGACGTGGGGATTTTTTGCGGCATTGCTTACCATGACCCAATCTGGCGCCCCGCCCGCTCCCACGACTCGGAGCCCGTCTCGTCCTCCATGAAGTCCATGCACTCGTTCTGGGCTTCGGCGCTGTTGAGGCTATCGCGGTACATTTCGTTCGCGCCCTGAAATTTCTGCTTGTCCTCGGTGATCCCCACCGATAGTTCCGCCGCGAGCCGCCACGCAAGGCAGTTCACGAATCCCGGCATGAGTTGGGTGTAATCGGTAATGAGCCGGATATAGTTAATCATGAGCGGAGACTGCCAGCCGCCGTAATCGGTGAGCAGATACTTGTTGCCGTCAATGGGCAGCGTTTCGACAACGTAGGCAAAGCCCGAAGGCCATACCGGAGGGTCATTGCGGTGATACCACCCGCCCCCTTCCGGGCCCCACAGCCAGCGGTAAAAGCGTTTGTCGGGGGGGCGCTTGTGCGGCCTCACGAAGCGCAGAAAGTCCGAGGGCATGGCCCAAGCGTACTTGTAGCTGTAGAGGCCGCGGACGGCCCCATTCATCGTTTCACTCGAGATGTTCTGCGATTGGCTGACGGTAAAACTGCTTCCGCTACCCGCCGTGATGACCGTGCCGGCAAGGATATTGTTGCCACTCAACACCTGCCCGATGGTGACGGCGCCGCTGGTGACGGAAGTGACGGTAAGGGTGCTTCCTGATATGGAGCCGGTGAAAGACGAGGAAGCGGCAAGCTGAAGTTGGGCGCGAATCTTGGCAAATTTCCAGTCTCTTTCGCTCAGAACCTCCTGAAACACCGCGTCCCAGACGGTAAGGACTTTAACCGCGTTGGGAGAAGAATCGTTGATGCTGGTGATTTGGCCGCGGGCGCCAATGCGGCCGAGAGCTAAATTCGAGATACTGACTTGAGAGTAATTCACGCAGCCCCCTACGCAGGGGTGTCCTGCGCTACTTCCTCGCTCGCTGGCGGAGCAACAGTTTCAGGTGGCTTCCCTGGACAAGTTTCCTTGTGCTTAACCAGTGCGTTGACATGCGGGAATTGTTCGCCGCAACCCTTACAGGTGAGCGGGCCTTTCCCCCTTCGGTCCACCGGACCAGAGGTTTCCTCTGTTTCGGTCTCAGGCTCGAGTGTTTCGGTTTCCTCTTTCTTTCCGGGGCAGTCCGCGTGCGCGTGCGTGCCCAAAGCGTTCAGACTGGGAAAGACTTTTCCACAGCTTTTGCAAGTATATTTCCCCTCCGCCGAAGGAACGAATACGGCCCCGGGTGTAGCGGCGGTAGCGGCCGCCGCCGCCCGGTCAAACTCGAAAACGTATTTCCCGCCGATGGGGTCTCCGACCGGCTTACCATCCTTATCGAACTTGACGTACCTCGTTCCCGTCTTGAGGGACGCCAGAGGGCCGTCATGCTCGATTTCGTAACTCCCATCGGGAAGCGGCCCCATGCCAGGGTCATACAACAAGCAATTAACGCTGTCCCAGGCGCGGCTAACGCATTTGGCTTGAACCTTCATTACGAGTCCCCCTTACGCGGGCAATTCGGCCCAAGTCATGGATGCCGACGCAGAATGAGCAACCGGAGTAGTCAGGTTGAACAGGCCAAGCACGGAGCCGGGAGCTACGATCAGTTCCCCATCCAGGAATTCAAACCCGGGAGAAGGAGTCGTGCTCCAACCTACGGCGGTCATCAGATCGGAAAGGTTCATGGAGTTTCCGCCGGTGACTCCGCAGGGTCCGAGATATGCACCGAGATTCGAGAGTCCGGTCATGGCAAGCCCCGACAAGCCCCGGCATTGACCGCCCACCGGCTGGAAAGTCTTGCAATTCACCGGAGCCAACTGGCTGGCTACGGTAATGAGATTGTTGCCGGGATAACCGCACCAGACAAACCCGCTGCACCCGGTATTCTGCAAAGCAGTGATGATGACTTGCAGATTCAACTTCAGCACATGGGCATTGACGCCGCTGTTGGGGGGGTTCCAGATTCCGGCAATGGGGGTCGCGGTCGCCGCGGTCGCGATGGTTGACGAGAGTGCATCGCCAACGCCGAAAGTCGCGTTTGAGATGCTGGTGAGTTGCATGCCGCTTCGGTACACAACCCCCAGTTCGTTCAGGCGGCTATAGCGGGGGAGAAACTCGGTGATGTGCAGTGCATTCTGCCAATCGGTTCCTAGCGCTTGGGGTGCGCCCGACTTCTGCGCGATAGTCTGGAGACCCGAAGCAGTTCCCGTAATTTGCAAAGACATGGTAGCTCCTTATTGAGTCAAGGTTGAAATCACAGAATTTAAGTTGTCTGATGCTCCGGGACTGCTATTGGCCAGCACCAGAAGAATCGCTTTCTGAAAAGCCAGAATTTCATTAAGCACCTGGATTTGCTGAACCGCCAAGTCGTTCTGAGCGGTGAGCAGGGGATTGTAAACCGGGTTCTCCTCTACCTCTTGCTCCGAGTTTACCCATGCCGCTCCCGTCCAAACCATCGGCTGGAAAGTGTCGGCTAGATAGAGGCTTGAGCCGGTCGGTATCGCCTTCCCTCCCCATGTGGTAGGGAGGGTGTCATTCGATAGCGCGAAGAAGTCAAACCGCTGGTCAACCTTGTAGCCGGCTGTGACTGCCATATCCTACTCCCTTTACTGTTCGCCGCCGCAGATCGGCCCAAACCACGCGACCGCCGTACCGGAAGTGACCGCCGCATTGGTGCCGATGAAATTGAGCCGCAGGAATTCCAGCAACGTCGCTATGTTCATCGGAATGAAGTAGTGGGATCCCGCAACCGCCAGTTGGGCCAGCGTCAGCGTCCGGGTGGCGATAATGGCGGTGGCGCTGGAAGTAGCCGCCGAAAGGACGTTGACAACCCCAGCGGTACAGGAGCCTGGAACGATCGCCGCTCCGATGACGACATGCACGCCCATTTGAATTCCTCCGGGGCCGGGAACTTCGGGCGGGGAGGTGTAGGCCGCCTCTGTCCGGGACGGAAAAGCGGGCAGATAGGGCGAAGAAGTTCCAGCCACCGTCGCGCCGAAGTCAAGCTCGTAATCGGAGTAGTCCGTCGAAGTGCTGGTAAAAACATTCGACGGAGTTGCGGGAGTTCCGTGCAACCAACCAAGTGCGTCTGATACTGGCATGTTCGTCTCCTTATGTCAAAACCGTTTCGGTGGACAGAATCTTTTCCGCCACATAGATCGGGATGTTCTGGAATTTCGTGACCGCCTTGCCAAACACGTCCATGCTGTTGTCGCTGGGAGGCGTGAAATACGTGTTAAGTTTTTGCGAAACGGCGCGAATGTCGATTTGGGTCTTGAGCGCGCGGTTGACCAGTATCACTGTTCCGGGGGCTTCACCGGCGCGGGGCAGCCAGTTTTTGGCTTGGATGAAAATGTTCTCGTCGAAGTTGTTGGCCCCCAGGGCCACGGGGTTGATGTTGGCGATGCGCTGCACGCACCGCTCGTCGGAAATCTGGATTCCGACATACCAAGTCAGTAGTGTGCCAAGAACCTCGTACATATAATTTGCGCCCGTAGATCCTGTCGTCCCGCTGCCGAGCTGCTTTGTGTACTGTCCGAGGTCTTCCAAACTCAACCCAGCGGGAGTATTGGAAGGGTAAATCCCATAGACCGAATCATCACCAAACTCAATCATCCATGCGCTGGTAACGCTGCCGGCAGTCGTGGAACCTCCGTTCCACACATTGACAGCCCACGTCGAATCGCCGTTCGGGTAGGATTCGAGGTTGTTGAACCGGGTGGCGAAACCATTGATGGAGCCGGGGAGGGTTCCGATGTTCCCGTAGATGAGTTGCGACTCAATCAACTGGAACAGGCCCTCGATGTGGTTCATGTCCTGATCGGCCCGCCAGGTGTTCGGTTCGTTTTGAATCTTCCACAAAGCCTTATCAACCTCGCTGCGGTCCTCGAACAAGGCGATGGGGTCATTGATCGGGGAATTCTTTCCCGCCGTGGACTTGATGCCTTCATTGAAACGCCGCGTGCTCGCCACCGGAAGAGAATCGGTGCGGACGGCGATGTTGGAGAGGATGTTATTCGAGGGCTTCATGGGAAGCATCTTGACCAGCGGGGTCATACGGTCAAGCACGCGCTTCGGCAAAACGAACCTTGCCGCCGCGTCGGTGGAAGAGTAGTTCTGAATCACATCGTAGAATGTGTTGTACCCCAACTGCGTTACTTCGGTTGACATGGCGGTTCTCCCTTATCTTTTTGGCGGCTTCGGGCTCTTGTCATACGTGATGAAGGC